ACTTTATCAAATTCTTCATCTCCAATGTGTAAATCACGAGGCACTTGAATATGAATAGCATTATTGTAATTTACGTATAAACCCATTTTATTTTTACGAATCACTTCTCCATACAAACGAACACCATCCACAGGATATAATACCCTTGCCTGTAATTTTACATAGTAATTGGAATCACCTGTGAACCGTGCCGCCTCAAAATATCCCACAGAACGTGATAGAAGTGATACAGAACCGGGAAGAACAAACCCCTGTTCTGAACATTTGTTTTCAATCATTTGAATAGCTTTTTGCAACAGAATGTCATCAATCGGTTCTGTCTTGACTCTGTTTAGTTCCTTAGGGGTGATACTTACTTTCTTCTCAAAGAAAACGGTTGATTCCATTCTGCTCTAGCTATTCTAAAAGGAATTAGTGTGTCAATTTTTTATATTGTGTACTTTTTTGGCAGGCTTTTTTAGAACTTGTTAAAGCCTTTATCCTTTTCTATCTTTCACTTTAACCCGTTCAATGCTCTTATGTCCCGTGTAATAAGCAGAAACAGGACGATAGAACCATCGTTTACCATCTACCATTTCTTCATCCATGTATCGTAATACAAAATTAAACAAGGTACAAATACGATTTGAATTTTTAATTTGAAGAACCTTAATAAGTTGATCATCTTCCATGATATCACGGTCTTCATTTAATTGCACACTATTCAAATCAAAATCACTATACCCATTTCTGTTAAGAACATCACCCAATTTAATTAGTTTTGCCATATGAACCGCAATCTTACTATTTCGTGCACATTCTAACCCTACTCCAAGTCGTTCATCTCCTGCAGGTGGTTCACCTGTTTTAAATATATATTGTCGGTTTTTAACAACAATAAATCCATACAGAATACCAGTTGTTTTCGTATTGACTCGTAGTTGTTTAAGTGGATCACTTGCATCTTGTTGTATACGATTAATAATAACAATACTACATGTTGTATTATCTTCACAGATATATTGTAATTGATTTGTATAAATTGGATCTAATAATCTGTTAATGTTCTGTTTTCCAAATCGGTATTGACTTTCTTCTATGCACTCTTGTACATCTAGCCCGCTTGAATAAATGAGCCATTTCTGTTCATTAATCTGTAACCATTCATCCCACAAATAAAACAATAATGCTCTACGAAATGAATTGGAATCTTTTCGTGTAGATTGATGAAATGAAATATGAAACCACCAAATCGTTTCAATAATATTTGAATATTTCTCCAATAAATCCTTATCAGTACCTGCCAGTGCAAGACGCCAATATTCTATTTGTATCGGCGGTGGAATATACTCATATTCTGCAATATAGGTGATCCATTCTGAAACTGCAGTCCATCTATCAAGAATAGATTCATCCACAGGCACCAATTCTTCTGTTATTTCAGGCGTTTCATATAAAATAGGAATATATTCATCGCGCTTGATAGGAAATTGTGCAGAACGAATTGCAAGTGGGATAGATAAATCTTCATAAATATTAGGTTGAAATATATAATATCCATTGCAAAAACGTATATATCCTTTCATGCCATTGTGCATAATTTGAAATGCTTTATTGTTTACAATTTCATTTAACACAGTAACAGATGCAATGCGAGGAATATCTGCTAAGATTTCCCACATGTTTTCAGATTGAATAAATGTCTGTTCACGAAATTGTCCCTTAATACGTTCTTTTACTTGATGCATACGCCATCGTGCAGAAAACTCATCATATGTAGAATCATCCTTTTTCAAAAGATTAACCTTAATTTCAGGATTACATTTATAATCACATGTATCTAGCCAGTCACATACTGCTGTAAATGGCATATCATTGATTTCAACTTCGCGTACATTGCGTTGTGAATCAACTTGACGAACTGTATCTTCTCCGCGAATAACAATGGCATCATGATTCAAATTACAGTCTAATGAGGATTGTTTCATAATGCGTGTCACATTGCCAATATGAACTGCTTTTTTATATCCTCTGCGATAACTATATAAATCAGATGTTTCTCTCTCATTATCCATGACTGCCACATATAAATATATAGTATTATTCCGTTTTTCTGGTTCAAGTGCACAATGAGATAGAAAACGAATAGCACGACCTGTAACCTGTTCTGTTTTATTTAAATGGTACCATGCATCAATTAAATGTGTTTCGCGAATAAATCGTAAATCTACACCTTCAGATGCAATCTGCGAACCAATAATAACTTTCATATGTTCGCCATATTTATTTTCAAATCGGCGCTGAGCAGTAATGGTTTCTTCATTATTTGGTGAAATATCTATATCACCTGTTAGAATACCATATTTTGCAGGTACAAATGAATGAGATACAGCTGCAGCATTTGTTCCTTTATGTTCATCTTCTTTTCTGGGACATAAGGCACATTGTCGTCCTCCAGGAACTTGAATGCCATCGGCAAGTAGTCCACGTCGTCGTTTATAATGAGTATATCCGTTTGCTTCTAAGACAAGTGCAAGAGGAATCGCACCGCCATGTACAAACCGACTATATACAAAACAACATCCTTCAGCATTTCGTAGACGATCTAGTAAGAATTCAAATTTTGCACTGTACTGTCCAATATTCTGTGCAGCCAACCATTCAGGTTTACCAATCTTGGATCGGTATACTTTCTCTTTGTCCCGTGTTTCTCTTATAAATACTGTATCCAAAGAACGAATATCTGTACGCGCTCTATAGTTGGCAGGATCTGTCCCTTGTGTGGCAGGTGTAGCAGGAACAATAAAATTACCTGCATGAACAAGACGTTCTAAATCAATTGTACCTAGTTCCTGACCAGAGTCGGATAATTCATTGGTAAATGTAATAGTAGCATCTAATAAATCACCTTTTAGTGCAATGGGTACTAATGGTAAATGTCTATAATAGTCTCGGTCTTCTTCTGGGATAATGATACCGCGTGGATTTTCAGTAGGATATTCAGGTAGTTCTGGGATACGTTCAGGATGCAAACGGATAGGAAAGGATAATGGATTTTCACCGCGCATAAAACTCACATAATGTCCCGAAATATCAGCAATGATTCGTTGACCATTCTCTGTGATTTCTCCATTATGATGAAATACATCCTGTTGCTTAATTTGGGCTTTTTTATCATTCATAAGTAATAAATTAAACATAAAAATAATTTCAAGATAGCTATTATACATAGGAGTAGCAGTTAAAATACAGAATTTCATTCCTTCAGAGAATTGTAAGATATTTTTAAGATAAGGGGTTAACAATTTCCCACCTTCTGAATCACCTTTTTCTTCCTTTTCACCTTTTTCTAATTTACTTTCTTCTCCTGAAATATCACGAAGATTATGACCTTCATCTACAATTAATAGTTTTCCACTAAAATGTTTACGAATTCGTTCTTTTTCTATTTCATTTTTACGATCTTCGCTGATACCTTGCTGAGTGACTTTTACGAGATCACGAATATAATTTGCAAATGAAATGTATCCAAAAATTTTATAGCGTTTACGTATAAAGCGATCTACACGACGTTTTATTTTATCTACATCTTTTTCATATAATGTATTAGTAAGTGTCATGTATGTTATTCCTGTACATTGCGATGCAGAATTGGGTTCGCCATCTTCACCAATAATCACTTTTGTTGGATCAAAAATAGTGCGATAAAATCCTTTTTGAATGGTAGGGGGTGCTACGATAATAACTTGATCATTGGGAAGAAATTCCAACCATGCTTCTGCAATCTGTACAGCGGCACATGTTTTACCGACACCTACTCCATGATATAACAAGGCAGACATATAAGGTGTTTTAGGTGACATAAAATTTGTAATAAAACGCTGAACAGCTGTTACTTCAAAACTTGTATTATCTTCACATGGGTCTGTTTTAGGTTTCCATGTGGTTTGGAGTGAATCTGCAAATTCTCGTTTTGCAAGGAGTTTTTGTAAGAATTCAGGATCTTTAATATCAGGATAAGCACCTGTATCTATATCCCATTGATTTACAGATGCAGATGGAAATAGTTTTCTACGCTGTAGTTCTAAGATGATTTTATCACGCTCGTTAAATTCGGTTGTTGTATCCCATAATTCTATGATTTCGGTGTTTGTAAGAGATTGAAAGCGTGGATCTACTCTTAATACGGGTCTTTTAGATTTTACTGGTGCTACAATCGCAGATGCTTCTTTTTCTTCCTGAGCCGCTAAAGCCTGAGCTGCTAAAGCAGCTTTTGCGTCAGCTCTCTTTTTAAATGCATTCTTAAAAGATATTGCTTTTGATTTTACAGCTGGTTCAACTGGTTCAACTGGTTCAACTACTGGTTCAACTGGTTCAACTGGTTCAACTACTGGTTCAACTGGTTCAACTACTGGTTCAACTGGTTCTTCAACTGGTTCAACTACTGGTTCAACTGGTTCAACTACTGGTTCAACTGGTTCTTCAACTGGTTCAACTGGTTCAACTGGTTCTTCAACTGGTTCAACTGGTTCAACTGGTTCTTCAACTGGTTCAACTGGTTCAACTGGTTCTTCAAGAGGTGCTTCTAAAGGAGCAGATACAGATGCTTCATTTTCATTACTATTACTTGCAAATGGATTATTAAATGCATTTGCCACTACAGATGCAGATGCAGAAGCATTTGGAACAGGAGATGTAGAAGCATTTGGAACAGGAGAATTTTCATTACTTGCAAATGGATTATTAAATGATTTATTTACTGCATTTACTACAGGAGCTACAGGAGCTACAGGAGCTACAGGAGAAGGAGCTGCAGAAGGAACAGAAGGAACAGATGGAACAGAAGCAGGAGAAGGAGAAGAAACAGAGTTATTACTGTTACTTGCAAATGGATTATTAAATGGGCTATTACTGACAGTTGCCACATTTGCTGCATTTATAACAGGAGCAGAAGCAATAGGAGCAGAAGCAACAGGAGCAGAAGCAACAGGAGCAGAAGCAACAGGAGCAGAAGCAACAGGAGCTATAGGAGATTCTGTATCTGATTCATTGTTACTAGCAAATGGATTATTAAATGGACTATTCGCATTTGAATCAGCCATGCTATTTAATAGATGATTTTTCTTATGTTCATGTATTCACCAAATGAAATTGATTCATAATCTTCTTTGCTTTTAACAGAATCTCTCGTTTTTCTATATTATCCGGACGAATCTTCGCAAATGCATTATCAAACGACAACCATTGAATATTGCCAATTTCACGTATCATATGAACATTATTATGATCTACACTAACATCTGCATCTGTTTTACAGACTGCCAAATAGTATTTATGACAATAATTCACATGATTAGATCCAATATACGTTTCAGAAATTGATTTTGTATTATGAATAATAATAAAATCTTCTTCTCGTAATCCAGTCTCTTCTACAAATTCGCGTACTGCACAATGAATATCTTTTTCATTGGAATTGCGACGTCCTTTAGGAAATCCCCATTCTGGTTCAATCCATGGAGAAGGATGTGTTGCAATCATTTCTGGTAGACTCGGTTGTAGTAGCATAAATCGCTCCTCCGATTTTCTATAATCATTTTTATGCGATTGTAATCTGGATACATTTCCCCAAATATTCTGCCAGATTTCATCAAATGAATGTACAATCAATTGTTTCTGTTCACTCTGTGTCATATTTCTCAACAGATTTGTAATATATTCATTGTCATGAATATCATATTTTCCACGAATAAATTCTATGAATGAAAGCGAATCTTTACGTTGAATAAGAAGAAATTGAATGGAATCATTCTGTCGTGCTTCATTATATTTTACAGCAATCACTCCATAACTAGTAACAGGAGCATTACAACTACGAAATACATGACCATGTAGGCCACAATTTGTACAATATCGTATCCGGTTTGAATCCATAATTACTATGTATTTCATGTAATTTCTTTATGCTGTAAAGATAAATAAAGATTTATTGAAACTGGTTAGAGTAAATAGAATGCATCTTCCACCGACAGTGTGGGGACCTTTTTTCTGGCACACAATGCATATTGTAGCACTCGGTTATTCAAAGAATCCAACGTATACAGATAAGAAATGTGCCAAAGAGTTCTTTGAATCACTTGCATTTCTTATACCCTGTTCTGTTTGCAGAGAACATTATAAAGAACATCTTTCTTCTAAACCAATTACACCTTTTTTAGATTCCAGAGAGGATTTGCTCAAATGGACAATTGATATACATAATAAAGTCAATAAATTAACCAATAAACCACAGTGGACAGAGGCAGAAGTACTGAATTATTATGAGAAATTAGGACAACGTGGACGATCGCCTACCTGGACAAAACAGGATTTGGACGAAGTAGACTATCGTTCATTTATCAGAGGATTTTTAACAGGTGGATTTGTATTATCTGTTTGTGGTGGTATATTATTTTTTATGAAAAAATATAAGATAGATGGCTAGAGAACCAATAAATTTTCAACAATATCTTAGAGGACCAGGTAATATTTTATCAAGATTAGGTACATATTTACCCACACAGCCTACTACTGCATCTGCAACTGGATCCTCTCTATTTAGACCATCTGTTCCTCTTCCACCTGGTTACTCAACTACTGCATCTGTATCTGGATCTTTTCTAGAGGGTTCAGGTAAAATAATCGCATATATTATTGGAATCATTTTTGTTATTATTGTTATTTCTCTCCTTATTCATTATTACATTACACCAATATACAGTTTGCGTCCTGGTGCCCCCGGTATTATACTCATACCTGGCTTTGATGATGGTGTTCTTTTCTGGAATGGATCTGGAGTATATCCAGCTCCAACGTTAATTAAAGATAAAGATCTCCCCATTAAAAATAAATATTACGATTATTCATTCATAGTGGATATGTTTATCCAAGATCCAATGCAATTTTCAACATGTCACCGAATTTTACTGAGTAGAGGATTAACACGTAGATCTAGTTGCACAGGAGATACTATTATGTCTATTGCATCTTCTTTTAATTTTGTAGTAGCATTAAAACCAGATGTAAATGATATAATTGTTGCAGTTAGTACATCAGGTTCAACAGTAGAACAGATTATTATTGAAAATATACCTGTTCAAGAACCATTTCGTTTAGGAGTTATTGTGATGCAACAAATGCTAGAAGTATACATTAATGGATTATTAAAAAGTTCAATTGCATATAAACAATCATTGCAAGATATAAAAGGCGATATAAATATTGCTACAGGAACAGAACTAACTATTGCAAAAATGCAGAATCTTAAAATATGGGATCGTACTCTGTCTACTTCTGAAATACGTTATGCAAAACCCGATATGGCTTCTGCCCTATCATTTGCTGCTGGAGCAATATCATCATCTACTTCATGTAGTCCTTTATAATGGATAAATATAATGGATAAATATAATGGATAAATATACAAGATAAAAGAAGATGTTTGAAGGATTACTCCAATCCATATCTATGTTTCATGTATTAGGTATCTTATTAATCATTGTATTTATCTTATATTATATTTATGCAAATCGTGATACAGGAAATACAGATGTATTAACGTCATTGACTCCATTAAATGTTAAAAAAGACATTGTTACAGCAGATGAAGTCCAAAAAACAATTTTAGGGTCAGGTGGTTCTACGGTAATGGGTTTCTTTTCATTACAAGCAGGAAATCGTACAACAACATACAATAATAATTTTGTATCAGTCATATATGTGGATAATAACTGGTGGCTTGAAACATCAAATACAAGTACATCTGATGTATCTGCCCGTCTTCGTGTAAAGACGCTTAAAAAAGAGAATGGATCAAATACACCCCAGAATGAAATAATTGATCTTCCACCTATTCCTAAACAAAAATGGGTATTTATTGCAATATTACGAGAAGGCCGACGATTTGATGTAATTTATGATAATCGTATTGTGGCATCTCATCATCTTAATCATTATCCGGTTGTTATCTCTAGCCCTCTTTCTGTTGGAAGCAATGGTCTAGATGGTAGTGCAATTCATGTTATTATTAATAAGAATCGGTTAGCACCGATAGAGGCAGAACGCCAGCGATTAATGTATGTGGATACAAATAATAATATTACAGAGGATCATTATTTATTTCCCTCTTTTCCTAATCTGAAAATGTTTGTAGAATGTCCTCCCGGATTACCATGTGATCCTATTACAAAACCACCAACAGATAACATGTATTCGTGGTCTACTCCCTATGCATAATTTTTATTGTATCATATATTCGTTGTATATGACAGAATCATGGAATCAAATAACAATTCAAACAGTTCGCCTATTGTTAAAATGATTCCTGTTTTAGTTATTTTTGCAGGATTATTGGGATTATATTATTTATATCAATACTTATTTGGTCCTAAAATGAATAATATCTATCCGCTTATTACTGCAACACAAGATGCAAATGTACCTGCAGATAAACCCATTAAATTTCAACCGACTGCATTAGCACCATTATATGAAGGTGGAGAATTTACAATTTCAACATGGATTTATATTGCAAACTGGAGACTACTATCAGGACAAAATAAATCCATTATAACAATTGGTGGAACAAATATAGAATCCAGTTTTGATACCATTCGTATCTATCTCGGTGCATATACTCCAAAGTTATATGTTAAACTGGATACACATGATTCAAATATACCTGCAAGTTCAACGGGGCTTCCATCTAATAAATTAGCTGTTGCAGGTCGCGCTTCAACCTTTACCGCTCCTTCTGCAGTTGATTCAACCGATTCAGATATTTGTAATATTCCTGAATTACCAATGCAACGCTGGGTAAATATTTCAGTAGCAGTAAATGCGAAAGTGGTTGATGTATATGTAGATGGCAAATTATCAAGATCATGTGTATTACCCAGTACATTCAAAGTAGATCCGAGTGGATATGAAGCAATATTGCTGGGTTATGGTGGATTTGGAGGGAAAATTTCAACAACAACGATGTATGATGTTGCATTAAATCCTGAGATGGTTTATAAAAATTACATGGCTGGACCTGAACCAATTACATCTATTGGTGGCTGGTTTTCTAGCTTTTTTGAACCGATAAGATCTATGTCTTAAAGCCTTTAAAAAAGCCATATAACAATCTATTATTTACAAAAACCTATAAATAATAGATGGCTTTTCAACCAACGGCGAATGCACAACAGAATAGTGGATCCGGTATGCAGAATTTTTTATTTCCTATCGTTATTGTGTTATTACTATATCTCGGTTTCTTATTTGCAGAACTTCTGTATAAATATATGAATCGTTTAGCAATTAACCGTGTAGAACTATTACCGCATACATATTCTGTTGCAAACAAAACCATTACGATTACACAGAATCCCAATTTAGCAAAAGGTGCAATTGTGCAATTATCGGATAATGAACGTACAGGGATGGAATTTACCTATACCTTCTACCTTAACATAGATCCTGTTACATTTCAACAAGGGTTTGCTGGATTAAAACACATTTTTCACAAAGGTTATTCGTCACAGTTTCCTCTTCTTGCACCCGGTGTTTATATGCATTCTAATGTGAATACATTACGAGTTTATATGAATACCTATAAAACTTGGAATAATTACATAGATGTTGAGAATATGCCATTGAGTAAATGGGTTCATGTTGCCATTGTCTGTAAAGATAGTGCATTGGAGATATTTATCAATGGTAATTTATCTAAAAAGAAATCATTTGAAGGATCTGTTATCTATCAAAATTACCAGGATGTGATCTGTTTTAGTCAACGTCATATTAATCTTGAGAAATCAAAAATTCCATCAGTAGATGCAACTGGATTTAAGGTAGATGGATCTGCAAAGGGAATGTTAAGCAGATTAACATATTTTAATTATGCACTCTGCTATGCAGAAATTCAGAAAGATATGGAACAAGGACCTTCTTCTCAAATGGATTCATCTAATTTGAATGATGTACCGCCTTATTTGGCAGATACATGGTGGGCTAATCGTAACTAAGGTCTAAAGCATTGCCATATAAACTAATACAAAACTAGTAATGCCAGGCGGTGGTCTCTTTGCATTGGTAGCCTATGGTGCACAAAATGTGTTACTTTCAGGTAATCCAGATTTCACTTATTTTTATAAGAGTTATAAAAAATACAGCCACTTTGCTGAAGAATCTGTAACATTTGCAATGGATGGTCCTCAAGATCTGTCTTATTCTCAACCGATTCAAGTCCGCATGAAGGTTCAGCGCATTGCAGATTTAGTCCGTGATATATATTTTGTATGTAATCTACCCGATATTTACTGCAAATATATAGATCTGTTACAGAGTCAACAGGGATCCAAGCCACGTAGTGCTCAATATAATTTTGCATGGGTAAACTACATTGGATGTCATATGATACAGAATGTTGCATTTTTTATAGGTGGTCAGAAAATTCAAGAATATGATGGCACATATATGATTGCGAAAGCACAATGTGATTTAGATACGATTTCATATCGGAAATGGCAGACACTTGTAGGAAATATTCCAGACTTATATGATCCTGCAAATGGTCTATATGGAGGTGGTTCAACGGGTACAGGATATCCGTTAGTATATAATAATAATGGCACTGGATCTACCACGACTCCGCCTAATACGAATCGTCCGTCCATTGCAGGGCGACAGATTCAAGTTCCATTGCCATTTTGGTTCTCAGAGTCTACATTTGATGCACTTCCTCTTGTTTCTTTGCAGTACCATGAATGTGAAATTCAAATCATATTGCGTCCGATTAATCAGTTATACCGTGTATTGGATGTAAATGGATATCAAGTAGCACCTGGAGTTCAATTTAATCCGTCTCCTGTTGCATTACAGCCATTGAATGTTTATTATACGAATGTAGGTGATATTTCAGATGTAACTATTAATAATTTCTTAACAGATGTGGGAACACCGAATCCTGTTCTTAATACATGGCCACTTCAACCGCGTATTCAAATGACATATGTATATATTACAGATGAAGAACGTACACAATTTTCATCGGAATCATTACAGTATCTTGTTCGTCAAATTACATCATATCAATTTGATAGTATTATTGCACGGCAGTTTGTAGAATTAGATGTGCATAATCCAATTGAACGAATTATATTAGTACCGAGACGTTCTGATTCTATTGTCTATCGTAATCAGGTAGCAAATTATACAAACTGGATTAACCCTTTGAAGGCACCATTCCTTGCAAATGATGGAGGATGGAATAGTTATGTACAGTTAACATCTAGTACAGGTAAGATGATTGTAAATGGACAACGATCTATTATTAATACGCTTACTGTACTAGGAGATGGCAATCCATTACAAGAAGAGAAACCGTACCAGTATTTTACACAGGTTGTACCATGGAAGTATTTAACAGGTATTCCAGAACCTGAGATGATTGTATATCCATTTGCATTATCATCGCCTGTTACGCAACCTCGTGGAAGTATTAATAGTAGTCGTATTAAATCATTACAAGTGGATTTAAATGTATTCCCGTTACC